CCTAACTGTGTTAGCACACTCGAATCGACTGCGTTAGCGCCGTCTGCCGTTGCCCGAACAACGGCACTCAGAGACTCGCCTAACTGATAGGCCAATTCTCTTGCAACATTTTCAACTGTGTTATCAATAGCTGTTGCTAACGCTAAGCTAGAGAAGTTTGCGTAGTCCGCATATTCACCAATTATAGCAGTAGTTGTTAATACGTTCACAGACACGCCCGAACCAACTGTACCCTCGGTTGTCTGAGTAGTAAGTGCGGTTAACGGAACGTACATAAATAATTCCACATTGTTAAGTATATTTCTATACTAGCAAATCATTTCTGTTTGCTTCTTATAGTTTTTGTTCCTATAAGGTCGGACTATCGCATCACCTTTCGGCGTCTTCTTGTTTAGTCTCTCACGGTGCATTTCTGCTTCCGCCTTGTTGCCATTTCAGGGTTCAAGTCAATTAAAGAAGATTTATTTTTATAACCAGTACAAATTTTTTTAGATATACTGGTTACCGCTCTTTGCAGGTAAGTCCAAACGTTCTGAACAAGCCACGAATGGAGTTTGCGCCTTCAGATTCTCGCGGAACTTTTTATCGTAGTACCGCACGGTTGATTGAGGTAAATTAGACTGTAAATTACCTGCCGGTGTATAGCCAGCCATAGTTTTTTATCCTATTTAATAGGAAATTAATTCTTGTTCCTCCAAACTAGGACTAATTTCTGTCCTTTAGCGTCACCTACTTAACTAGTAATCCGACTAGCCTTTCAGCGCACTCGATTAAGACTTCAACCGGGTTTGCCTCACGCATTGGTTGCTCAACAGTAATCCGACTGCCTTGCGTATAAAATACATCAAGAAGCGGTTAAACTTCCTGTAAAACCTTCTACACCATCCTGCAATTAAACGGAACGGAACTTTTGTACATACACAGAGCATGTTTTCCTGCCCCGTAAAAATCTTCGTCTACGTATCCTACTCGATACCCTAAATCAAAATATAACTTCTGCGCCGGGTTGTTAGTATTTACTTGTAACCAAAGACAATTATTCCCTTTCTTTTGAAGTTTGCTATAATACTCTTCAAAAGTCTTCATTAACTCAGTTGCTATTCCTTGCTTTCGATACGCTTGTGAAACTGCTATATTATACACATACGGTTTACTATGCTTTAGTTTTCCTATAATAAAACCGAAAACTACGCCGTCAATTTCAGCTACCCAAGTTTTGCCTTGATCCGCCTCCGCTCTCAATAGCATTGACGGACTAGGGATTTCGTGAGACAATTCATTAATGCTTTTAATGTCAATAAAATCGCTTTCTTTATAAGGTCTTATTAACACACTAACCTCTTGGCTGTCTCTTATCTTTTTCTAACTTATCCATAAGCTTTACAAAAACAGGGTCACGTAATGCTTTCCTATAATCATCTCCAGACATTGCGTTAATTGCTGCTAAGCCTTCAAAGCTACGTTCCTTGCCGTCTATAATAACCTTGTACACAATCTTGTTAGAGTAGTCAGGAGATACACCAATGTCCGTTGCATCTTCCCTAGTAAAGCCCGAACCTACTCTAGGAATGATAGGTTGAACCGTTACCGGAAGTTCTACAGCAGGAATACCTGAATCCGTGACCGGCTCTACAGCAACCGGAATCGGAATTACTTCTACCACTTCTGCTGGCCCTTCTACTATAATTCCCTGTGCTTTCAACGTATCATATGCTTTCTGAAAATTTGCTTTAACCGGCGCAAGATCGTATCTAAGCATCCAATTTACAATTGCTGCTCTATTTTCTTCGCAAGGATAATATTCTGGATTAGCAAACCTAAAAGCGTCAGATTCATAACGTGCTCTCAAATTTGCATTATCTGCCTGTACAGTCTGAAGCGTTTCTCCGAACTGCTTTAAAGGTGCTCCTAGACTTGCTTCGATAATTTCGTTAGTGGCTTCGAACACAGTAGTAGGGTCAATCAACTTTTTAGAAAGAATCACTCTTTCATCATTAGAAAGTTCTCTAGGTGTGAAACGTAACGGCTCTGCCAACTTAGGAGCATCGTCTGGAATTTCTTCATTTTCAAGAATTCCTAAACGATTCTTTCGGGTTTCAGACCGAAGTTTGCGAATAAGTAAAGTATTTTGTTCAGCTAACTTTTCTGCTAACTCTTCATGCGTCTTATACTTAATTACTTGCTTTGCTCCAATTGGCCTATTCTCCTCATCTTTGGGTTGATACTCGTATCTCTTCTCTTCCAACTCAGTCACTTCAGTCATATAACGGCTCCTCCTCCGTGTTGTCAGGTAGTGTAAACTCACCCAAATCTAAAAATTCCCCCGAATCAATGGGTTTATCTTTGTATTTCAAATTGGTTTTAAAATCACCAACTTCTTGACTAATTCTAGCTATCCACATAGTAAATAATTTTGCGGCTACTTTAGCATACTTGTGCGCTCGTAAAACTCTAGCATCTTCTTCTTCATTCAGCAATTCAACATCGAATTGACTTACAGCAGACTTACCTATCTTTAAAAATACCTTAAAACCCGGATGGCTAACTATACCTGCTAAATCAGCAACATCTTGTGCAGATAACTCTAGCTCCGGTGCAAACTTATCGTCCATCTTCTCTCCTAAGATGTAATTGCAGGGTTTGTGTCAAATAGCACCCTTTGGGTACCCTGCTAGCTATCACGTTTTATTACTCTTCCGGTGGTGCGAAATCTCCGCCACCCTCACCTGTTAAACTAGGTGTACCTTCTTCTGCTTCTTGCTTAGAGCTATTTAAAGCTGCTCCAACAATTAAGTCCTTCTGAATTCTTTCTTGAGCGGCTTGGTTCTGTAATTGCTGCTTCTGTTGGAAGTTCTGCTGACTTATTGCAGATTGTGTGGCTAATTTAGACTGTTGCTGTGCTGCTTGTGACTTAGCGGCTTGCTTCTGCTTCATCTCAGCGGTCATAGGTTTAACAATGTCGTTAAAGTTTTTCCACTCTGAAGATTCTAGCCACATCTTAAGAATTTCTTTGAAGTCGATATACTCTTCATTAATCTCATTAAGACTTTGCTGAATAACAGGATTCTGCATAATTTGAGTAATAAGAGTCATTGACTGACTCATAGTTCTCTTTGCAGCTAATGACGCACCTGCAAGGACTTCATACTCAATTTTCGCATCATGGAACTCTTGCAAACTAACTTCAAAGTCCTTACCCATCTCTTCGCCAAGAATTGCAAAAATCTCAGCATCCGAGAAATAAGTAAATACCAACATATCTAAGTAGTACAGAAAAGGTTTAAATACCTGTTCAATAAAGTTGTCTAACGGCCCGTCCAATCTAGTAGCACTAGCTTGTCCTAACTGAGCAGCACCGCCAGCAGTGCGCCCCATAGAACTTCTAGGACCGGCTGAAGAGCCTTGCACTAACTGTGCATCGGCTCCTGAGCTACTTTCTGTAGCTTTTTCTGACTCAGCTAGTGCTGACCAAACATCGGGAGGAACTTTAGGTGTTTCCATCAAATGATAAGCTTTATCAGCATCAGTATCTACAGTAAGTATTCTGCCGATGCCTGTGCGAATCATTTGAGTAGGTGTGTTAGAATCCCTCTTACGCAAGTAAAGAGGATTTACACCAAAAGATAACATCTTTAAAATAGCGTTAATTGTGCCTTGGTCTACTCTTTGGTTCTGCCCTACAATCAATCCGAGTCCCATACCATAAAACGCTTTTGGCCTGTTCCACCAATTCGCGGATAAGTAAGGTATAACTCCGAAGTTGTTCTGTCCTGAGTAGAATTTATGTTTCTTTTGAATTACTACAATTTTTCTACGCTTACTCCAATACTCAATGACTTCTAACTTTCTCATTAACAAATCGGGACTAGTGTCTACATTTTCTTCTTCAGAATGAAGTACAACTCCCTTTACATATGCTGCCTGATCTGCTGTAGACTGCTCATTAACCCCTGCGTCTGTTGGCGGCATGAACCAACTTTTTAACTCTTCTTCACTGGGAACAATCCAGCCTTTTCTATCTGGATGATCTTCTGGAAGTGCTTCTATGCCTTTTATAAGGTCTTGTAATTCAAAGAAGTTCATGTAGTAGCGATCCGCTACCCACTTTGCTCTGCTGATATCTCCTACCGGAGTATGTGGGTCTACAAAAACTTTGCTTAACTCTTTCGATTCAAAGAACGGTCTAGGAACATATCTACGCTTAATCTCAATCTTTGGTGCTTCATCTCTAGGAACACTGGTAGAAGTTTCTTGCCCAACTGGACCCGTCTTAATTACATCCAAAGATGCTGTACGAGTCTTAGTAATTATTTCTTTATACTTTATTCCCCACTTCCAAATACCTGTTCCTAAGAACGCCATTTGTTCTAGACCCCATTTAGTTTCTGTCTTGAAACTACAATCTTCTAACAACTTAGAAAATAAGGCTGTCTTTGCATCTACTACATTTTGTGATGTTCCCGGATGCGGTCTTAAAACCATTGGTGGGTCTTGATAAAATAAACCCTTATATAATTGTGGAACAATTGCGTTTACTACTTTAGCAACGGTAAAGCGTTGAACATTTGGGGTTAATATATAAGTATTTTCAAATACTTCCATAGGTCGCGGACTCTGAAAAAGTAAATCAGCATCCTTCCATAACAACGCATACTGCTTATTTGAGAGATATGCTTCAGCAGATGATACAGAGCCGACAACTAAAGCTACTTCAGCATCAGAAGTTTTTAAATCTCCATTTGATTTATAATCCAATGCAGTTAGGACTCTGTTTGTGTTTCCGCTATCTGATTTAATCAAAGCCATTAACTCTCTCCAGTTCTAGTTGCTTTTGTTTTCTAGCCAAGGTATTAGCTATTCTGCTTGCACTTAATTTCGCTTGGTGTTCAGGTGTTCTCGGAGTTTTAGGTTTTCCTTTTAAAGCTTTATTTCTAGCTACCAATTTTTCTATCCACTGTTCCGGCTTTTTTGTTCCTTTTACACCTTTTCCAATTTTATCTTTATGCTCTTGGCTTAGAATTTTACCTTTTCTTTGAACTGACGCGGCTTTCTTTCTATCTTCATCCCACGTTTTTCCCATGTTTCCCAAACTAATATTTTTACACCACTCTTCAGTTCGCTCAGCACCTACGGTACCATCTCCTCCAGAAGTCAAATTATAACCAAATTCTCTTTTTTGAGTTCCAAATACCAGAATTGCTAGTCTTTCCCAATTATCTAAAGATTCTTTTGAATCTGTTGTTCCTATATGTATAAAAGTAAAGTTTTCTTTACCATATTTACTCATTGCTGCATACAGTGCGGGTTTATAGTCTTTACCATTTAAAGCGCACTTTGTATTGTAGTTCCAATAGTACTCTAAGTCTTGGACAATTTGTCCAAAATAAATTTTACTATTAACTTTGTTTTGAATTGCATAAATAAACATTAAACTCCTCTACCACTTCTTATTTAGTTCTTTTGCCAATTCATGCAATTCTAAAAATTCACAATATAGATGTAAGACATATACTGAAAATGGTGTATCTAAAGCAATCTCCCCCGGAAATTCTTTTTTAAACTGGTTAATAACATTATTTTTAATAACATCATAACGTTTCAGGGGCATTTTGTACCTCCGATTACTTCTTCTTTTTCTTCTTGTCGTCCTTCTTTTCAACCTTCTTCAGTAACTTCTTGTCGTCCTTCTTATCTTCCTTCATAAAATCCTTCATTACCTTCTTCTTATCTGCCATTATTTCTCCTTATTGGTATATATCAGCCAGAGGGTCATAATAACTCTCTTGTGCTTGTTGCATAGGCGAATTTATAGATTGATACGCCGTTACCGGATTATCGTCCATCAAGCCCGCTTCATTGAACT